ATTTACATCCATATTTACATTTATTATGGACAATATAATAAACAATTACAGTATAAAAGGCCCCATTAGTTTACTATTTACTCGTTCGGAGAAAAGTAAAAAAAAAGTAGAGAAGGAATATAATATGAGCGGTTCCGTGCCAAAAATTAAAGTTGAAACAGATAAAACATCTAGACCTACCGTTAATGTTAGAAATCCAATAAGTGTAGGCGGTATAGACGTGATCAAGGACTCAGAATCAGATAACGATTCGGATACTTCTTCTACTACAATTGAACCGCAGATAACTATGCCTACAAAAAATAAATCTAGTTCTATGAAAAGTAATTCTAAATTTAATCCTGATGATTATCAAAATTTTGTTAATAGTGCAAAAACAAAGCAAAAACGAGATAAATATGATTCGGATTCTGCCTCAGATAATTCAGAATCAGATTCGGGTCCAGATGAGGGTTCTGAATATTCTGATTATTCTGATTCTGATTCTGATTCAAACGCTTCTAGAAAACATAAAAAAGACCCCAAATTAGAAAAGCAGGAAATTCTTATTAAGCTTTTAGCTTTAGAGAAGAAAGGCGTAGTCTTAACAAAAAAGTATTCTATGTCTTCTAAGTTATCAGATCTTCGTTTTGAATTAGAACTTCATAAAAATAATTCAGAAGTAGACGCGAGCGTAAAATTTCAACAAAAACTTTTAATGGCGGCAGTGACTGGTTTAGAGTTCGCAAATAAGCGCTTCGACCCAATCGGTGCTAAACTAGATGGCTGGTCTGAATCTGTTATGGAAAACATGGATGACTACGAAACAGTATTTGCAAGGTTGCATGAAAAATACAAAAATAGAGCAGATTTACCACCCGAATTACAATTACTGGTAACTCTTGTTGGAAGCGCTTTTATGTTTCATTTAACAAAATCTTTATTTAGCTCTGCTATGCCAAATGGATTAAATGATCTACAGAACTCCGAAATTATGAAGAACATTTCTGCAGCCATGGCTCAACAATCTGCTCCAAAACCTTCTGTATCAGGAGTATCCACACAAGAAATATCAGGACCTTCTATGAATTTGGCTAGTATGTTAAGAGACAGCGATTCTGATTCTAGTGGTTCAATTGAAACATCAAAAGAAGTTACAATAAATCAAAGAGGTAAAAGATCTATTAATTTATAAAATAATAAAAAAAAAATAAATTATAAGTATATAATAGATGGTGCTATATTACAACAAAGTTAAAAAAGTAGAAGAACCCTCTCCCGAACCCGATGATAATCAAGAAGAAATTTCAAAAAAGTATAATTTACCTGCTATCACAACTACAACTTCTACTGTGGCTCATCGTCACATGAATAATATACCCACGCGTCGGCGAATCTTCGACGAAATTTACAAAACCAATTTTAGTGATAGAAAAGAATTATACTACGATCTTTTTTTAGAAGATGATTTTAATAATTTATCTGTAGACGACAAATTACTACTAATGCATAAAACATCTATAATTAGAAGTAACGTCACTAATAATTATATATTAATGTGCTTAGCAATTTTAGTGATAATAATGCTTAAACTGTATTCTAAGTAATGTAATTTAATTGATATAAACGATTTTACAGTTAATATTATTTATTGTGTATCTAGAATTTGTATAGAATGATTTTCTAAATTCTTCTATACTCAGTTTGCCTCCATATTTATCTAAATTTAGTATACTTGGTGCAGGATTAATTCTAAAATGTGGACCAAATAATTTTCTATAAAATTGACCATTTAAATATGCTTTATTTTCAAATGATTTATTATTCATGCTATAAGATTTGGCACAATTTGGTGAACAAAAATTGCCAAATAGTTTATAACGATCTAATGTACTCGAATAATCAAATGGTAAGAAAAATGGTGAATTTTCAAATGTGTGATGACAATTAAAACATCTTACGTCTGTTGCTTTTAGTTTCACGCCCGTTACGTCATTGTTGTTTTTGTAATGCATTAATTGTCTTGTCGTGTCTTTTTTAACATTACATGTATCTTCTTCGTCGCTTGATAATTCTATTTCGCAATCTGTATCTTTTTTATTTACAAAATAGTTATCTAAACTCGTATCTTTTTCAGAATCTTTGTTGTCGTGAACTTTTATACAGAGATTGCCAAAATTTAATGCATTTGTTGTATATTTTTCGCGGTCTATAACACCCGCTTCTTTAAAAGTTACTTTTTCATTTCCTTCAGTAGAATAATTATTTCTAAATGTAGTCGTTTCCCATTTCTTTTTCCTTCCTCTTTTCTTTTTAACAACCTCTTCCTGTTCCGGAACAATTTCAGCATTATCTTGAATTATCTTTTTGCGGCCTCTTCTTTTAATAGTTTCTTCCATTTAATAAATAAATTTAAAGAATCTTTATATAATCTAATTAATTATGTGGACATTATACGCCTTTTCGACTGTCGGGATTGTAGGATATTTTATTCATAAAATTTATAGAATGTTTTATCCATTAAAACTTAGATCCTTTGAAGATACTTACGAAGAAGATGAATACAATCTTTTATGTTATAGAATTAAATTTGAAGACGGTTCGACAATGAATAAACTAGAACTTACAGATGAAGAAGTAGAGGAAATAAATGAAGACAGTAAAATTAAATGCATTACGATTGAGTATATGTTTAATGGGAAATTTATGAAATACATCACGTACGATAAAGATATCACCTTTCCCTTTTATTTATTTAAAGTTTCTGAACCCAAGTTTCCATATTATCCCGAGACCGTAATTCTCAATGGAGTTGACGTAACATCGTATGTTACTCCATACCTAGGACCTCTGTTAAATTTTTATATTGACAGACATGACCCGATTAAGTTAGAAGATGCGCTTGCTGATCATCCAGATTTTGATAGTTTTGATTTTAATAACGGAAATCTTATAATGATTTCAAATGAAACTCCTTTAAGTGGTAAAAAGCACATAACAAGGGAACTTCCTTGTAGGTTGATATGGAAGCGCCACGCAGCAGTTGATCCGCGTGATGAACACAAACTCGCGGATTTGTAAGTTATTTTTATATAATATTAATTAACTTAAAAACATTAGATAATTTTAAAACTAAATAATGGCGGAAAACGAGATTTTATTTAGATTTAAAACTGTCCAAACAAATGCTATAAGAATTCTATTTGAATCTTTAAAAAATATACTATCAGATGTTAATTTTAAAGGAGACGATTCCGGATTAAAATTAACTACTATAGACGGAACAAAGACCGCTATTGTAAACTTGCATTTAACACACGACAAATTTGAAGAATATATATGCGAACGCCCTGTTAATATTGGTATTAATTTATTGTCTGTTTTTAAAATTCTAAAAGGAATTAAACACACAGACACAATTTCTTTTACTATTTACTCCAATGACGAAAGTTCTATGTTTATACAATCTCAAAACAGTGATAAAAAGTCTACTATAACTAGCAAGATTAAACTGCTTGACATGGATGAAAAGATATACAATATACCGGACATAGAATTTGAGTCTTATATAACAATGCCCTCTTCGGATTTTCAGACTTATATTGCAGACCTTGCAAATATTTCTTCTGAAATAGAATTTATTTCTAATGTAAACAATCTAAGACTTAAGTCAGTCGGTGATTTTGCAGAACAGACTATCACCATAAATGAAACAAATAATGAAATCTCTAACTCGGAGGAACAATCTGGTGTATATAATATTAAATATATACAATTATTTACAAAGTCTACAAATTTATGCGGAACGGTAGAAATATATCTTAAAACTGGTTATCCTCTTACTATATTATATAACGTTGCTAATCTTGGTAAAATTAAGTATTGTCTGGCTCCAAAATCTTAAGGATTTCTAGAAGGGTGTCTAGATTTATCAAATTCTATAGTTACGTCATCGACATCGACTTTATAACACGATTTGCATTTAAAGTTGTAATAAGTTTTAATTAAAAAGTCTTTTAAATACGTTATCGCAGTTTTAAATAAGTAAGAGTTATGGACTAGTTTTAGAACCATTTTTAATTGTTCTTCGTCTAAGTCTATTTTGAATTTCTTATTCAAAACTTCGTCTATTGATAATATAATTATATTTTCAAACTTATCTGAACTAAAGTTTACATAATGTTTTTTGTTCTTGTTCAAAAAATCAAGTAAATTTATTATAAGAGGTAAATAATCTATTTTTCCATCTTTTATTTCTTCTTCAAATATATCTAATAAACCGTTTACAACGAGAATTTCCACAAGTCTAACATAATAGTCTTTTGACCTAAGACTGATAATCAATTTTTGTAATTCCGACATTTACTAATTAATAAATAATAAATAATATTATAAATTATAAATTAAATTAAATTAAATTAAGAAATTGCTTTAGTTAAACATTTATTAAAAAAAAAATATATTTAACTAAATTAAAAGAACAATGGATAAGACTATGATATTACTCGGTCTTGGCGCTGTGGTCGTCCTCATAATTTTAGTATTGTTTATGAGAGGTGAGCTTAGATTTTCAGCAAACGATCTATCTAGTGGTCATTATAACCAATTATTCGGAAATCTTGATGAAGATAAGCACAAGGTATACACTAGCTCGCCGTATACAAAGAAGGGTTCCCTCGGCTTCCTCGATGACGACGAGGAAGCTGGCGAAAACCCCGAATATTCCGAAGTTGCTGATAAAAATAGCCCCGCGGATTTGCCCGAAGTAGAAAAGACGGAAGAAGGCGTATCCGTCGTCCCGGATAAAGTGAAACCACTGGGCGCCAACAAAAACTTTAGCAATCCTTATTCGATGAACAGGGATAAGATTATTAAGGGTTCAAGTCACATGCATCACATAGACGGCAAGTGGGCGAACGAAGAAGACGTCCAACAGCTAAATGTTTCGTTTGGGCAGGCCAAATCTCTTGGCGGTGACCTACGTCATCATCGGACTCACCTCGGCAACTAATTTTCCCTAAACGAATATTCTTCTAATTTATCGATTTTTTCCTCTTCAGCTTTTTCCGTTTTAAATAATACCTTAAACTTTTTAGCTTTATATAATGACTGTCTCTTTCTATTCCAATTATTGAATACAGAGATACAATCATTAATGTCTATTACAAGCGCCGGATTTTTATTTTTCCTACGAAGTATTCTACCAACTGCCTGTTCTACATTACCCTTTGGGGATGCCAAAATTAAAGTGTCTAACGATGGATTATCGTAACCTTCCGAAGCCATTTGATAAGTTGCTATTATTATTCTACATTCGTTAGACTTTTTAAGATTTTCTCGTTTCATCCCCCCGTAGTATATTCCAACCGAATACATTTTTTCTAAACGCATATAAATCAAATCACAATGAGATTTACGATCTGTTAATACAAGTATCTTTCTATCACAATTATAACATTCTTTTATTAAGTTTAGAATGTATTCTGTCCTATAATTTATTTCTGTTATACTTGTAATACTGGCGGGCGAATTTACTTTACCATTTGGAAGATATTTAATAGTAGTTTCTGGGTGTTCATAAAAATTATAAATATGTATTTCCGGTTCTATTATAAGTAATTGTACATTAACAACTGGTTTAAATAAAAACCAATCAAGTACATGGTCTAATTTATCAGCTCTTTTAAGTGTAGCAGAAAGTCCCAAATTGTAAAAAGAACCTATTTTATAAAATGCATTTGAAAAAACTTTACTACAATAATGATGAGTTTCGTCGAATATAGTAAAAGAAAAACAATTAAATAAATCCGATGAATAGTCTTTCATAGATATACTTTGTATCATTCCTATACAAACATTGGGCGAGGTATCGATGTTATTCCCCTGAATTATACCCGGTTTAATCCCTAAAAACTTAATTATTTGTTCAGACCATTGTTCTAGAAGAATTTGTTTATTTACAACCACTAGAGTTTTAACTTTTAATAAATTAGCAACATAAAGACTCGCAAAAGTTTTGCCCCAACCAGTATATAAACATGCTATACAAGAACCGTTTTTAATAATCGAAGAATGTATTTCCGATATTATATTTTTTTGATAATCTCTTGGTTCTGAATTTATGTTAATTTTAGCAGGCGTTGTTTCATTTACTATTAATTCGCCTTCGTCATTGAAATATCTTGGTATATACATAAATTTATTACTAGATTTATAAACCTTATAACTCGTTGGAACGGGAGCCCCTGGAATAAAAGGAACAACTGTTAACTTTTTTTTCAAATCATTATTAATAGAAACTTTACGTCCTTTCATATTAATAATAAGTTGTATTTTAGTTTTAAATAAAATATTTAAGGAAAATATATTTGAAATATTAATAAATTTAAAGACAAAATATATTAATATTTAAGATGGTAAAATACCATACGTACACAGATCGTACTATTCGGTATACAAACAGGTGCGCCAAAAAATTTAAACAAAACACAGAGTCCGAAATTAAAAAGAAAAGTGAAGAAATTTCAACCCTTAGACGTTCTGTCGTGGAAGAAATGAATAAATGGAAGAGAACCCTCAGTTCTTACAATTTTATGTATAATAATTATGCACAAATTTACGAAAGTTATAGTAAACTTCTCGAGGAAAACGCGGCCCTAAAACGGTCCAATGAACACATCACAAACGAAAATTCAACTCTTAAAGATCAAAACGTGTCGCTTTCAAACAAAATTGAGGCTATTAATAATGAAAACAAAGAATTTGATAATCAATTCGAAGATAATCAAATTGAAGATAAGCATCTAGATTCATCAGAGCATGAAGAGGTGTATAACGAAAGTTGCGACGCCAGTGGTGGAATATTTTATTTCAGTAATTAACTTAAAGAAAATAAATATATATAAATGTAATAGCATGCAGATATTTGTTAAGACATTGACTGGGAAAACTATTACTCTCGAAGTTGAACCTTCTGATACAATTGATAATGTTAAGGCAAAAGTACAAGACAAAGAAGGCATTCCACCTGATCAGCAACGATTAATTTTTGGTGGTAAGCAACTAGAAGATGGTAGAAATCTTTCTGATTATAATATTCAAAAAGAATCTACTCTTCATCTCGTATTAAGACTTAGAGGAGGATAATAAATCTATTATTTATAAAATAATTATATGGAGGCGTAGCTCAGTTGGTTAGAGCATAGGTCTTATGAGCCTAGGGTCGCCGGTTCAAGTCCGGCCGTCTCCATATAATTATTACATTTTTTTAATCGGCTTAGAAATATCTTTTTATTAAACAATAAACAATGGATTGTTCTATCTGCTGTGAAAAGTTTAACAAGTCTACCCGCTTGAAGGTAATCTGCAAGGGATGTGATAATGACAATTATGCGTGTAGAACTTGTTGTCAAACTTTTATTTTAGGCGGAACAGAAGATCCTATGTGTATGTTCTGTAAGAGTCCCTGGGATAGGGATTTTATGAATAAGAATCTTACGAAAAAATTTGTGGACTCCGATCTCAAACAGTTTTCCGAAAATCTTTTTGTAGAACGTCAGATTTCGCTTTTGCCCGATACGCAGAACGAAGCTATGAAACAGAAGAGAATAAAAGAACTTAATACTAAAATATCAGAAGCAAATTCAGAGCTGAATCGTATTAAAAAAATTTTTCACGATCAAAAAGAGATTATCAGGGCTTTTAATATTGAAATAATTCGTCTTCGCTCTGGTACATCAACGTCCGAGACTGTAGATAATTTTAGTATCAAATGTCCTTCTGGCGAATGCAATGGTTTTCTAGACTCAAAGTATTTCTGTACACTCTGTGAGACTAAGTTTTGCAGACACTGTATGGAAGTAAAAGAAAAAGACCACGAGTGCAATGAAGATACAAAAGCTAGTATTCAAGCTATTAAGAAAGAAGCAAAGCCATGTCCTGGATGTGGAGAAATGATATCAAAAATAGACGGGTGTGATCAAATGTGGTGTGTGAAATGTCATATTCAGTTTTCTTGGAGAACTGGTGCTAAGATATCTGGTTACAATCATAATCCGGAATATTTTCGTTGGATGAGAGAAACTGGACAGACTATAAATCGTAATCCAGGCGAAGCAAACGGGCAAATTATGTGCGGTGTAGAACTGAATGACTACACTATAACAAGAATAGTATCTAATGTTTTTCACAACGACAGAGTTGTTGTATCGTACTTCCAACTTCTTTACAGATTTTATAGACATGTAGACTACAGACTAAATGCTGACCGTCAACGTTTCCAAGATGAAAATAATGAAATGGTGCTTAGAAATCTAAGAGTAAAATATCTTCTTGGAGACATCGCTAAAGATCAATGGAAACGCACTTTGCAACAAATTGATAAGAAAACAAAGAAAACAACAGCATACAATAATATTTGGCGACTGATTCAGACAGTTATGATAAGTTTTATGGAACAAATCATTACATGCTCCAATGAAAATGCGTCCCCAGCGCAATATCTAAAGATACTTAAAGAAGCGCAACACTTCAGAATATACGCAAACAATTCTTTTTGCAAAGCGTCTTCTGTATTCGGGTCTACATCTTGTCCAGGAATAGACGAACATTGGCGAGAGGTATATAATTATAAAAAATATATTAAAAATATTAATACTTCTGAAAAACAAAGCTGAAATTTAAAAAGCTACATGCCATTTCTTCTTTAGATAATTGCACCCCATAGTAAATACTATTCCATTCGTGGAAACTTAAAACACTGACTGGGTACATGTTAAATTCTTTGCATTTCTCTATTAAAAAAGCCTTTGATAAATAATATTCTTTTGAAACACCTCGATATTCAAAGTATGTCTCTCGTGGTGTTTTTTCAGAAATTAATGAAAATTCATACATTTTATCTGATATATGTTTTAATTTAATAGCACTTTTGTCTATATTTGGTGTATTTTTAATGTTTTGTTTTATAAGATCGCCGTCAGTGGCCGTGCCTATAAATACGCCTTTGCTTTTTAATTTATTAGATATCATGTTAAGTACTATATCTATATCTTCGACGAAATAATGGAACGAAAACTGACAAGATACTACATCATAAAGACTATTACGATCTTTGCTGTTTAACAAATTTAGTATAAATGGGTTTGTAGCAGACAGATGCCAAAAGTAACACTTTGGCATATTAATTTGAGACTTAACACTGTTAAATCTCTTAATAGCCCCGTCGAAGTCGTTTTTTTCATGTATAGACTTAGAATCAGAATCGAACCCAGTAACGTATTTAAATCTGGCTTTTGACCATTTAAATATATCCCCTCCTCTTCCGACTGCTACATCTAACAATTTTGTCCCGTTTGTTATTTTTTTTGCTTGAAAAATTAATTGTTGTTTTATCCAGTTGTGAAACTTTCTCAAGGCATCGCCGGTCTCGGAAGAAAATTCGACGTCGTTCAGATTTCCAGCCTGAATAGTCTCAAATATAGAATTCGCCATTTCTGGGCAACTCTGCATAGTATTCAATGTTATACTATACAGTGTTACCTATATATTGTTTTTTTGTGTAATAATTTTATTACACCATACTTATTTATACACTGTCTTCCATACACATTATTGCCATTGCAGCATAATTATGAAGATCCATCAATGTATCTTTGAGTGTTTCATCTGAAACAGAAATTTCAAGACCCTTTTTTGAAATATTTGTAAATCTAGACATCTTATCTGAAATTCTTACCAAGACGCCCACTGTACCGTGTTGCGCAAATGCGTCTCCGTAGTCTTTGTTCTTTTTTTCAAAAATTTCTTTACATTCGTTTTGAATTTTTTCAAGTTGCTTTACGCGGTTCATTTATAATATTATATAAATTATATCTTTAAATGTATCCACATTTTTCCACAGTTTTTCCGTCAAATTTAAAAGGCATTGCGCATCCATAAACTAAATTTGAATCATATAAACGCTTGCATTCTTCTTCGGATGTATGCGGATTTATAAATTCATTATTGGATTTATATACGGCGTGTCTAAATATTCCACATTTAATGTCCGTTGTATGAACCTGACACAAAGAATTACAATTTGGACATTTAAAGTAGTACATTTGTTGAGTTTTGATGTAAGTTATTTTATTGTCTTCCATAAAAAATTTACAATTTTTAATTGTATTTAAACTTTAAATTTAATACATAATTGTAAAAAATGAAGTGCGATTGTGGTTACACCGCGTTTTATTACCAGAAGTTTGCAGACAACAGGAAATGGGATGTTTATAAATGCGGACACGTTATGATAGAGTCCAAAAAGAAAACTAAGTGCGACATGAATGTATGCGAATACGTCTCAGAAATTAATCATCCAGAAATAAAGAAACAAAAAGTTTATACAACAGCAGAACAAATTGATCCAGAAAAACTAATCAGAAACGATCTGCAAAATTATATATATCTATGCGATATTACGAAGCAATTTTCAAAAAAATATCGCTGGAACTACATTGCGAACATCAATTATTTGCTCAAAAAACTTAACTTTGACTTATACTTTGAGGAAACGGAGACTCTTGAAAGTTTAAAATCTAGAGTTAAAAATAAATACGCACCACGTGTTCCAAATAAAACTAAATTCCCTGTAAAGCTTGTCGATTCGTCCTACCTATCAGAATATCTAGCGGCTACAGAAATTAAACAAGAAACTCCCAGAAGTGCAAAGGAGAAAAATGTAAGTAAATCCGAGAGAGTTAATAAAACTAAATTTTTCTTAACAGAAGAAGAACCGATCGAAGTGGAAAAGAAACCAAAAGAAGAAATTCTTGATTCTGATTCAGATTCTGATGAAAACGAAGACAACGAAGACAATACATTTGACGTAGATAATTACGATTCAGGCGAGGACTATGAAGATTTTGATGACGGCGGCACATTTAGCGATTAAAAATATTAATAACTATTAAAATATATTATGTTATCGAAATTTTTTGATGAGCAAGAACAGGCAAAAATAAAAGAGGCGCTAAATGATGCTACGTTTCCTATTAAATTTTATTGTATAATAATAACAGTTTTACTGTTATTAAATGCATTTTATTTATATTTAATTTGTGAAAAACTCGGTAATTAATATAAAAAAATAACTAATTTTAAAATTATAAATGCTAAACGTCTCGGACGAGGAAATTCAGTTCTTTAAAAACGACGTCACACAGTATAATGAATTAGAATCCCAAATAAAGGAACTTAAGAGAAAAATGAAACCTCTACAAGATAAGATCAGGGAACTTACTAAAATCAAGAAAGAAAAACAAGGGGAAGTTTTACAATTTATGGAAGCAAACGAACTCGATGTATGCAATACAGACGCTGGATCTTATGAACTTAAAAGTACAAAGAATACTAAACAGATTACAAAGGGAGACGTGTATGATAGATTGTACACCTATTTTTCAGAAGACGCAGACAAAACTCATGGCATGCCACCCGAAGAAAAAGCAAAATTTTTACACAATTATATTTACGTCGAAGGTCGTGAAAAAACTGTAAGTAAAGCTCTTAAAGCAAAATAAATCTCTTAATCCGTCGGGCATTTATTCGTCCTATTCTTTATTTTTTCCTCCAAGAATATATTAAGAATGGAATGTTTAAAAATGAAAAAAGTGATAGTTTTGCCTCGGTCTGGTAGATGGGGGAATCAAATATTAAACATTATTTTAGCAATTAGCTTATGTATTGAGTATGATATAAATTTAATTAAATTACCAAATAAACCTCCTTTATTTTATGATAAAGATTTCATATACATTCATAATCCTGTATTAAATCACGGTTCTAATCTTTACCATAAATCTGAAATTTTTTTTATGAAAAATTTTTGGTTCTATGATCTTAGAATGTTTAGGATAGAAAAATACAGGGATAAAATCCTAAATATTCTTAATAATACATTTTCTTTTCCAAAAATTAACCATTTTAATAATAATATATTACATATACACATTAGATCTGGTGATATAATGACCACACACGAACCGGACATGGTTCAACCACCGTGTATATTTTATGAAAATGAGATAATTAAACAGAAATGGGATAAAGTAATAATAGTATCAGAAGATACTAAAAATCCTTGTATAAAATATTTAACGGAAAAATATGACAATGTTATATATTTTGGGCAAAATTCATTAGAATATGATGTAAATGAACTATTATCTGCTACAAATATCATGTGTGGGCGCGGGACATTTATACCAATATTATCTTTATTCATGCCTCATTTACAAAAAATTCATTTCCCTGACGACACTGACGACTTCCGCCGGTCGCCGTGTGTTGAAATGTCTTATTTTCTTGAAACATTCCATTCTGAAAAGTGTATAAATCATAATGAATACAAAGATTATTATAATGAGATTAAAAAAATAGGAGGATGGGCTTATAATAAATATATTGAAAATCTTATACTAACATTCACAATTTAGTTCTACAAAAAAGAGACACTTAAATGTCCCGTGGGTTAAAGCCGAATAAATTAGTATACAAAAGGGGAAATATCTTCTATATCTGAATCTGAATCTGAAAAATAATCGTTTGGTTCAACTTTTATTTTTGAGATTTGTTTTATATACTTCTTATATGTTAAATTTTTAATCTCATTATTATTTATTTTTAACAAAGCTACATCGGAAGTGTATTTATCGCCTGTAAAATAAAATACGGTTAAATTTTTACACCCGGGTTCAATATTATACAATATTATATACTCGTCGTATTTTTTATAATGTTTATATTCTGTAAACAAATCAAAATCAAAAGCAATCGTAGAACATTTAATGCTATTTTGACTAATTTCACCATTTTTGTTGAAAACAAGAAACGAGATCGTTTTCATTTCTTCATTGTTAATAGAGAATATTATTTTTTTACGGGTATTAACGAGCGTAATTTTCTAAAATTATTATTTATTAAAAATCATATAAAAAAATATTTTATATAAAATTATATTAGCGGATGTCTATTCTTGAAACTAACCGTCCTTGGAGTAATGAAATAAAAGATAGAGTTAAAAACGCAGACGCTGAAGAAATTATGCAATACTTCGAGGATCTTAGTACTAAATGGACAGTTAATAGGGGTAATATGGTAGACGATGCATGTAAAAGATTAAATATATCTTCAATGGAAGAGATAGACACATCTGTTCTTCAAATAGAACTTGAAAAAGCTATATTTGAAGCTACTTTAGTTTATACTAAATTTAAAGGATGTATAGAAAATTTTGCAGAATATTCATCTCAGTGGGATAACCTTTATGAGGTTATTTTTTATTCAGAGAGACTCATCCGGGATACATATCTTTTGCTTAAAACACGGGAGCCACAACACAATTCTTTGTCAAACGAAGATCCCGATGTTTTGTTTAAATACACTAGATTTACGGATGAATCTAAAAAATCCCCATATCAGTGTCTTCTATTGTATTTTCTAGAAATTCTCCCAGAAGAAGGATTTACACAATGTGGGGGTAATCTTTATAAACCTATTATAAAATATGGTAATAATACTCATGCCTGGAAAAAACAATGTTCAATAAAGGAGTACATTTATCAAAAAACTGATCACAAAATAAATTTCAATCAATGGAAAAACGCCACGGCGAGCGGTGGGAGTAATATTAATAATGCTGAAAAATATTTTAATGAATTTGTTGGCCCAGAATTACCAACTCTAGTAAAAGATCGTCATCTTTTTGCTTTTAATAATGGAAATTATATCACAAAGTATAATATCGCCGGACCGGACGAAACGCCTAAATATACGGACGTATTTGTTCCATACGGAGAATCTCATCCTTATATTACTAATTTTTCTGTTGCATGCAAGTATCACAATTCAAAATTTGACAATTTTTCACAATATGACGAAAACGACTGGTTTAAAATAATAGATCATTGTCCCACATTTAAAAGTCTTTTAGATTATCAAGAATTTAATGAAGAAGTTCAAAGATGGTTGTGTACGTTTATGGGAAGAATGTGTTTTGATATAGGCGAACTAGACAACTGGCAAGTACTTCTTTATCTTCTAGGTCAAGCCGGTGCTGGTAAAAGTACTATATTAATGAAAATTCTTCAAAAGTTTTATGATGAAGAAGATGTTGGTGTAATCGCTAATAACATTGACGCAAAGTTTGGTATCAAACCACATGCAAATAAGTTTATGGTACTCGCGCCTGAGATTGCAGAAAATTTTAAGATGGAGCAGACAGACTGGCAGCTTATTGTAGAAGGGGGTAGAAATACTTACTCAGAAAAGTACAAGAGTGACGAAACAATAGATTGGAAAGTTCCTATGACTATGGGTGGTAATAAAATAATGAGATATAAGAATAATTCAGAAAGTGTATCGCGTAGAACTGCTATAATAAACTTCTGGAAGAAAGTAATGAACACGGATACCGAAATAGACAAAAAACTCCTCAGAGAACTTCCTTTTATTATGAAATTGTGCGTCCGTGGATACTATTCTGCTCTAAATACTTATGGTAAAAAAGGAATTTGGAATATACTTCCTAGATATTTTCATGAGAATAAAGAAGAGATGGAACAGACTACAAATTCTCTACAAAACTTTTTGAAATCAGGAAAGGTAATATTTGATAAGAAACTATATATTCCAATGAAAGTGTTTTCCCAGGCATTTAATGATCATTGCAGAGAAAATAATTTGCCCAGAGAACAGTTTACAAAAGATTACTTTATGGCTATATTTACAAATAATAATATCAAAATTATACAACAAGGAACTAGAGAATATCCAGTTAATTCTGGAATATTACTCAAGCGAACAACATTCTTTACTGGGATAGACATTCCAAGTGAAGACAATTGCTTAGACGATCCGGAGTAATGCGTTTTTTATTAATATTTTAAACAATTCGTTTACAATAAATGGGTGGTGAAACTCGAGAAGTTGAAGACTCTGGACTAATTTACACAATTTTTTTTATATGCGTATTGGCTGTTCTAGCCTTTTTGATTTATAAATTATATAATAAGATAAACGAATTGTCTGAAAAGATAGAAAATCTTAATAAACCATCTGAATCGGAAAAAGAGCCACTCGAAAGTCTTGAGACCCCTAAACTAGAAGAAGTTACTTCGACCGACCCGGGTCCAAGTAATACTTTAGAGCCAATTAAGGAAAATTAAATTATTTCGATATAGACATTATAATATTTTCATAATATTTGTATTCTTCGTCTGAAATATATAAACTCCATTTTATTACCTCTAATAAATGAATTTCTAGAGGACCGGAGTCCTCTATTTCTAAGTCAGAACAATATTTGTTCGCCAATATTAAACATGTTTCTAAGACTGGTTTAATATTTGTATAGGTTAGTTTACAAATTTTATTATATCTATTCATATAAATAATTGCAACAATTATTGTACGCTTATCAAAAATTTCATTGTTTTTATAAAAATTCGTTATGAAAGAATAAATAAAACATCTATTGGTCAGTGTACTTATTATCTTGTGAGATACATTACAAGATACATTTGATTTTATTATATTATTTATTTGATACAATGTCAACATTAATATAAAAAATCATTATTATTTTGCAACAAATTAAAAATTTGATTTAATACAAATTTATATGTTTTTATATCGTTTCCGCCTGTTACTATAATACTACCAGGTCTAAACATTGCACATGTTATAATTTTTTCGTCGTACGGATTAGAAAATTTAATATTTATCCCCGGGTATTTACTTGGATTAAAGGAATACATTTTAATAAATTCCATTTCTTTTGAATCTATAAATTTGCAAACACTTGATTGTTTTATATTTTTATCTATTTTGAAATCTGAATTTATCATGCATATTCTTACGTTAGATATAAAAGCGTTTGATACAAATGCTCCAATATTACATAAACGTCTATATATTTTTCTAATTGCATACGCAGCGGCCATTACATTTAATACACCCGCTAACTGCATCTTTCCGTTTGAGAATATTTTAATAGATATTCTGTTTTTAGATTGATATTTAACTCCGGTGTATGTATTTATACAATTGTAAAAGGTCTTACCTGTTATTTCTGAACAATAAATATTAATGTATTCTTCTAGATTTATACTGCTATTAAAATTACAACATACAGTCATAGTTGAAATACTCCAGTTTTTAATCAAATTAAATCTTTCGAGCCGTGTTATATTCTGTAGCTCATTGTATATGTCATAAAAATTACCAAAGTTTTCATTACATATACAATCCGTATATTTACACTTCGGATCACAGATTGTACAAAAATCAGCCATTTGATTCTTTATATTACATAGTGAGTTTTCTTTATATTAATATTTTTTAGTAATTTATTAGCTCTACGAGTTGAATATAGTCAAGTATTACTCTATTATCCATAGATTCTTTACAGGCTTTTAATATTATCTCAGAATCTTCTTTAGAATGATTTTTAATCAAGTGGTCAATATAGTATATAAATCTGGGCATCACATTGTGATATATTTCCTCGAGAGAAATTTGTTTATTTCGAATTTCAATTAGTATATCATACAAACAATATGTTATTATATTTAAATCTGTATTCTTAATCATACTCTTTGAAATAAGTATCTTATTTGTAGTCTTTCTATAATAGTATCTTATTAGTTTATTGATCTGTATTAATTTACAGTCTTTTATAATTTGCCGAGTACACGGATCTCTAAAGTCCTGCGTCTTATTTAAATATTCAACTAATGTATAGAAATCATAATAGAAAAACTTATTATTTACTTTTATAGAAACAATAGGATACTTCAGAGGTTCGTGACATATTGGACACACGGTTTCGTTCATTGTTTTATTTCTTAGTTTAGTTTGGATAATTTTAGCTGCGTTAAATTTGTTTAACAGAATTAATAAAAAATCTTTATTATAATTTGATATATATCGTATATTTTTTATTTTACATAAATTTCTAATAGCTTTAACTGTAAAATCTTTTGAATAAGATATCAACATCACATTTTTAATTATAAAATATTTTTTTAAATTAAATGCCTTTTAATTTAAAATGTGCTTAAAAGAATAAATTATTTATTTTATAATGTCTTCTTTTAAGATTTCTAAAAAGAACGCGCATACAGACTCTCGAATGTCTATCATCGCAAAACACGATAAGACTATAGAAGCCATAGAGAAAGATAAAAAAAATATAAATAAGTATAAATCTGAGTTAAATTTATTATACAAAGCTAGAACAATTAATAAATTTAACAAGGACATCGAATCAAAAATAAAAGAATTAGAAACAAAAATAAACCACATCGAAACAGACGAAGAACTTTCTGACTATCTATTTAAATCAATAGATTTTATAAGAGAAATAGATTCCGAAGAACATACAGCAGAATGTAATAACGAAGGAGAAATATTTAAGTACATCTCTTTAGATTCTAGAAATAATAAAGAGGAAATGTATAAAATGTATATGGCAAAATGTTTTCCAAACGAATCAAATGGATATAATGAAAGGAGACCCAGTAGTTATGTCTGTAGAGACTGTCAGGGGAATACAATCCATGATTCTTCATCTGGATTATTGATTTGTTATACATGTGGTCTAACAGAAAAGTTTAATATATCAGAACTCCCAGAATGGAATCATGCGGAGACTCACGAATATATAAAACCATATAGTTACAAACGTACTAATCATTTCAAGGAATGGATAACTCAGATACAGGGCCGAGAAGGCACAAATGTACCAGATGAAGTTATACAATTACTTATTCTCGAAATTAAAAAAGAACGCCTCACTGATAGATCTCTTATAACATACTACAAAATTAAAGAATTTCTTAAAAAGTTAAAATTAAATAAATACTACGAACATATACCAAATATTATTCATAAGATAACTGGTAATAAACAATTAGTAATCTACCAAGAATTAGAAAATAAACTGATAGAAATGTTTAACGAAATTCAAGAACCATTTGAAAAGCACTGTCCGAGGAACAGAAAGAACTTTTTAAGCTATTCTTATACTTTATATAAATTTTTTCAGTTACTTAATAAACACGACTATTTAATTTACTTTCCTCTTCTAAAGAGTAGGGAGAAATTATTTGAGCAAGAAAATATATGGAAAGGAATCTGTAAAGAATTAAATTGGAAATTTATAAAGTGTATATAAAGTGTATAAAGTCAATTAATGTAATTAGTAATTATTAAACGTTACCGCACCATTTTGATACAAAGCAGTACATTTACCTTCTGCGACAACAGTTAGTGTATTAAAGAAATCTTGATAATCGTTTGCAGTGATATTCTTTTTCGCTGTAAGAACTACTCTAATGGAATCAAATTTACTAAGTGGAACAAAATTTTGGTCGGTCTTACTATTTTTAGCAAGATCTATTTTATAATAATAGAACTGTCGCGGCGCGCCTGTCACCATGAGCGGGATGTTCGTCAAGGCGAAGGTCAGCGGCGTCGAAGAGCTGCCACCCCCACCCAGGTAATAAGGGATTTGTCCACAATAAGAAGTGGAATTTAAGTATAACTCTACGTCAAACCCACCCAAACCTTCAGTACCGGCGTGGGCCATTCCTAAAATAGAAAGAGATTCTGTGTATATATTAAAATGGTCACAATTTATGGTTATCTTATCTCCCTCAGCTACCGTGGTACCCGATAGGTCAGGCATATTCGATAATTGAGCAAATTGAGTTACAGTAGTTCTTTTTGGTAGAACCTGGTTTCTGAGAAAGTCTCTTTCCGCATTTGTCATAGAAGTTTTATTAGCAAAAAGTTTAAATGTAAACTTGTTCGCTTTCAGCGAGTCTTCGTGAAAACCGCTTTCGCCTAACGTGTATGTTTCAAATTCTGTTTTTGTTAAATTTTGCGGATATACTTTTACCTGTAGAGTCTGATTATTAGCTGCCGCCATTAGATACGAAGAGTCTACGCCATTGTTATATAGCATTCTGAATATATTTAAGTTTATTCTCTGTGCAGAAGTTTCGTCGGCAGTCGTCTCGATTTTGTCCTCGTGCGCGAGCTGCATTAGGCTAAATTCCTTATAGCTACCATAAAGTCCTTTGTCATACATCTCTTTCACTAGTTGTGCAGTATTTTGAGTACAGATAACTTGATTACCTACGCAAATCTCTATTCTGTCTATAAAGTATAACATATAATATTCTGGTAGGAATCTATTAGAGTCGTCCGCGTCATGTTCGAGTTTTCCGGTTCTTTCTATTCCAAGAGTTAAATCACTAATGGCGTCCGAGTCGTTGTCAAATGTAAATACTATAGTTTCAGGAGTAGTTATTTCTCCTTTGTTACTTGATACTTCTGACAAACTGCAACCGTTAACGTAATACTTATCAGTGTCTTGTTCGTTCCAAAAAACAGATTTTACTTCTGGGGCGGATTCGTCAGTAGTGCCATATCCTTGAGTACCGCTTCCGTCGTAAGCCGCTATCGCTGCTATTGAGCCTGACATTTATTATATATATTTATTTTTTTTTTAAATTCATTTAATGTAATTAATTTACAATTGTGATGTATCATTTATTTAAATTTAAATAAAGTATACATTACATTACATATATATTACTCGGTATATTACTCGGTATATTACTCGGTATATTACTCGGTGTATTTAAATTTAGTACATAGCAAGCGAAGCAGAGCCGCCCTTGAAAAGAGCGGTAGTCTCGCCACAGCACGTTACATTTATAAATGTTGCATTACTTTGCGTCGGGTTAGATGTAAATGTTAGAGTTAATCTAACACTGTCAAAACGATTTAGAGGGACCGACGAACCGCCATAAGCCGCCGCCGCAAGTGGGAATACATAAGTACCGATTCCGGATTCAGATACGTCAACACCACTCCCATTCGCAGAAACGATCTTATTGGCAAATACTCCGATCGAGTCTGCAGTACAAGCGTCTAATAAAACACCCGGTAGCTGTCCAGAGTAAGAACTAGAATTTAGTTTAAGTTCTAGCGACTTTAATCTAACACCAGGACCGGCGTCGCCAGAAATTACGAGATGAGATGCATATAGCGAAAAGTGATCGAGTTCGATTGTTTTAGTTAGTGATGACCCGATGTCAGTGGTATGTGAATTCTGTGTCATCTTAAATCTCTTTGGTAGACCCTCTGGCATATTCTTAATTTGTTCGCGTTCTTCGTTACACATAATAATCTGCTTTGCGTAAAGATTGCAAGCAGTGATCGAGCCGCCACCGAACCGCCCGAGCAGACCGCCTGCACCAACGAGGTCTTGTCCGTCGCTGCTGAGAGGAAACGCATTCAAGTAGAACTGCAGCCCGCCGGAGCCATCTACGATCGCCTGCTCAGCGGCGGCCTTGATGAGGGCGGTGTTGAATGGCGGACCGATCGTGTCCAGGTCGACGCCAGTGAGGACCTGGGTCCCGCCGATGTTTCCGAATACAGCAACTTGAGGAAACCCTGAGGCGTCCGCCTCCGCGCGACTCGAGCATGCTAGAAGGTTCCCACCGGAGAGGTCGAGGTTGCTACGAACGCCGATGACATTGTTGGCGGAGAGATCTACGGTGAAGTGGGCGGCGTTGCCGTCGGTCATTGCCGTGCTGATATTTTTGATCGGATAAATACCGCTGATACCAGGACCCGACATAAAGTCAAGCCGCACGAAGTGGCCACCCGAGGCGTCGGCCGTGTGGCTCGACACGCCGGTGCCGGTGGCGTGCTCTCCCGACGCGTCAATTAGTACTGTCAACGTGTTCTCATCTTGGAAGTAGTTCTGTGTACTTCTCGTTGCACCGTCGATAAAGCGAGCAGTAAATGGAACATCTTCGTTGAGTTCAAGATTTCTTTCGGTATAGCCTGGATCGAATGAGAAAGGCGGATAAGTTAAAGTACTAGGGAAATCTCTGAAATGAACCTTAATTTTGACACTCTGGTGAGGGGCCGCCGCCATTGGATAACCATCCTCGGTTTGGTTTGCAAACTTTCCAAAAGCCGGTCCTAGAGTTTTACTTAAAGATGGTATTACAAGCCAGGCAGTGTTTACCTCCGCGCTGGGGGCATTGAATATTTGAGCCTGGTCGCCATGAACAGGCGAAGTCAAAGAGGCTAGCTCCGCAAATGCGTCACTAGTCATTTCTGAAGCACTTATAACTCTTAAATCTTCATTTTCGAGAGTTTGCCAAATTTGGGTACCAACCTGAATTTCTACACGGCTTACGATCGACTGCATAGAAAATGGTTTGGCAACAAGCCGAACGCTCGGGTATTGAAAGCCAAGGCCGATCTGTACTGCGTTCGCCGAGCCGTCGGCGACATCGGGGCTGAAGCCACCCATAAAGACGCCAGGACGGTCGGGATCGACGTCGTTGATCGGGGAGGGGAGGGTCACGAGCTGCGGTAGCATCGTCTCTGTCTGAAGGAAGGGGAAGGATGCGGATATTTGTAAATACATATCACCAAGACAGTCGATATCATTATTTACTGTAAAAATTCTAGACGAACCATAAGTTAGGGCACTGGCGCCACTGGACGGAATCTCGGTTAGAGCCGCACCATGAAGCAGCTGACGAGTAGTGTCGTTCTTGTTCCAGAAGGCCGATGTAACATCGCCTTCGTCACCATCAATCTTATTAGTTACAGCAAGACCTTGGGTACCAGACCCATTATAAGCGGCATGAGCAGCTACAGCTCCAGA